GGCTTTCGCATGTTTGGTAAATATTATGAGGCTTTGTGGGACTGATGATAACCTATAGCACAAATTGGATGGGGCCAGTAGCAACAAAGTGGTATGAAGATAGAAACATACCGTTTGAGTGGAAAGAAACTTCAGGTAAGATCTTTGAAAAGACTCAATACAAGCACTATCTAGAGTCTTACTCTTGTGGTCGCATAGATATATATGGGCTAGATGAGAAAGAACACTGGTGTGGTAGAAGCGAGTACAGTGTTGCTCCAATGAGAACTGAAGATTGGAACGAGCTAAGTGACTGGCTAGATACACTAGATACGGATGAATTGTGGTCATACGATAAACTCTTTCAAAGTTTTAAACATGACACAGGAATACACATACGGTGGAGTATAAAATGAGTGACCCCGATGAAAAGAGGCCTGAGTATGATTGGACAGACGACGAGTTCTATGAAGGCGCTTGGAGTTGGGTAGACGAGTGCGAGATAGAAGAGGAGAAAGATAAAGATGACAATGCCTGATGAAAGACGACATGCTGTAAACAGAACTAGAGAGTTTTTAGTTGAGTTACTGCGTGATGAAAGCGCCCCCAAAAAAGTAAGAGAGGAAGCGTCTGGATGTCTTAGACACTACCCGGGCCAGTATTATATGGATCTAGCCAAAGAGCAAGCACCTGAAATATTTGGAGATTGGGATGACTTCTACGTTAAAGAGGAAAACAATGAATAAGAATAGATATGGAGACGAGTGGTACTGGGAGAAGATTGCCGCAGATCAATATAAGTTCCATATGAGTGGTGACAGTATGGAATATTGTCGTTATGGCGGCAAAGCAAAAGGCGGAATACACCTGCATGACCTAGGTATGTTTGACCCAAGTGGCGGTCCGTATATATCTGCACGAGACGAGCACCCAGGAACATACATAGAAGGTAACGAAATAATTAGACTAGCAAAGGTAGACGGACACTTTGTTGCAACAGTAGAGGAAAAAGAAGATGCCTAGGATCAAGAAGAAAGAGCACGAAAAGCTAAGTGATAATAATATACAGCATGTTATAGAACTGCTAGAGGGCGAGAAGCCTATTACAAAGAAAGAGGCTTGCGGTATACTACATATATCGTATAATACCACACGCCTAGCAAAGATTATTACAGACTATCGAGAAAACATTGCGTATAAAATTGAACGTAAAAATCGTAACAAAGGCAAGGCTGCTAGCGACTATGAGATAAAAGAGGCTGCAACTATGTACCTAAAAGGTAACAATGTTACAGATATAGCAAAAAGCCTTTACCGCTCTGCGGGGTTTGTGAAAGCTATACTAGAAAGACTAGGAGTACCTACCAAACCTTCTTCGGTTGAAGAGCGAATGGCAGTAGCGTATCTCCCAGAGAATTGTGTATCAGAAGAGTTTGTTCCAGGGGAGCTTGCTTGGTCTGCTAGATACCATGCTATAGTAGAAGTACAGCATGAGCTAACGCCAGAATACGCACAAAATAAAAAAGGTCTAGGAAGTACGAACTATGTTGAAAAGTACGGCTCTAGATGCTATGCTACTTCAGTCAGAGACTCTACAGATGATTTAGGTAATCCCCAAGGATTCTTTGCTTTTGATCTCGCACAAGACTTAGGTAGGCTAAAACACCTCGAAGCATATGGCGTAAACCTTGCAACAATTTAAAAAAAGTTCTTGACAAATACCTTAATTTTCATCTATAATATCATTTCAAAATTTGAAAAGGAAACCAAAAAATCATGGGCGACCGATTCTACACACAACAACAACACAGGATAAAAAGACCAATGCCTTGGACAGACGAAAGTAAAGCAGAAGCAGTTGAATTATACGAAGCTGCAAACCCTACACCCGAAACTAGCATGGAAATCGTAAAAGAGATCGCTGACGATCTTGGAGAATCACCTAATGGTGTTCGCATGATTCTAACTAAAGCTGGTGTCTATGTTAAGAAAACTCCCGCTGCAAAAGCATCTGGTGGTTCAGCTACTGGAGGCACTCGTGTCTCTAAGCAAGCCGCACAGGACGCACTCGCTGCAGCTATTACTGACGCAGGTCAGGAAGTTGACGAAGACGTAGTAAGTAAATTGACTGGTAAAGCCGCTCAGTATTTCACAAAAGTATTAACAGCGAATGCCGACTAAATAATTTACAACTTTGAAATCGCTGGAGAGTATTGTCTCTCCGGCTTTTTCTTGCATATACAAACAGACCAATCGTACACAGTTAGTAATTGCTAACCAACTACGAAAGGAGCTTTACGTGAATAAGCAAGAAGTAAACAAGATGTTATTAGAGTACGGAGACGCGGTAGTAACCTATCGTAGCGAAAACTCAAATAAGTTAAAATATAATGTCTGTACACTGGACTTTACTACTCCATATATAAAAACCAAGAAAAACCGAGCAAAGGAAACTAATGAAACTATACTGACTTTTTGTTGGGATACTGATTCCTATAGACTTTTGCGCCCCTCAAATATAGTAACTATCGTACCCCTTTCTACTATCTTAAAAAATGGTGAGAAGTAATGGAGCTGCACGAAGCTCCCGAGCTGTATGAGCGTGTAATCCACTATGATCAAGTAAAAGAAGTGCAGGTTCGTTTAACTGTAAGTACTTTTCGCGGCATAGAATACCTGAGTATACGTAAATATTACATGGACTTTGAAGAAGAATGGAAGCCTTCGAAAGAAGGAGTCACTATGCCCATAGATTTTTCAAACTCAAAGGAACTATTCATAGGTCTGACTGAAATACTTTCTCTGGCAGAGAGTAAGCAGGTACTAGAAGAACACTTCTCTGATCTACTAGCAGATATATACAAATAGTTCTTGACAGTTGCCTTACTTTTTGATATAATATGTTTTCAAATTTAAGGAAAAGTCTAATGATTGTTCAAGGCAGCATAAACTATACTACATCTGGTCGTAAACGCAAGGCCACTAAAAAGGTTAAGAAAGCATCTCCTGTTTTCAAACCTTTGACTGTACATACTACACCTTATCGTAGGGAGACTAGGGATTACCCTTCTCAGCCTATGATGGGAGTAGCAGGTAAGGTTGATGAGTCGTATAAAAAAGAAGTGTCACAATCATATACTTTAGCTCCCGCCTACAACAAGGGAGCATACCAAGTAATTTCTAAAGAAAACATCAAACATATAGGAAAATAGTTATGCCAGTAAAGTTTAAAGAATCTCAAAAAATAGTTATTGACCGTAAGAGCAATAAAACAAAAGTAGTACACTTTTATATGAAAAGTACAAGCACAGATGAACTTGTTAAAGAGTTAGCTCGTGCTATACCAAAAGTACAACAAAAAATCCGCAACGAATTAGTACGAAGAAAGGTATCTGTGTGAAAGATCTACTAGACAAGGCTTGTTTGGCATACTATCAAGATGGCGATCCTATCCTTACGGATGCCCAATTTGATAGACTTGCAGAGTTGCATAACTACCATGATGTAGGGTATACTCCTACAGATGGCATTCGCCACACTTATCAAATGTATTCGTTACAAAAGTGTTTCGATATATTGTTCCCACCGTTTCATGTATTGGGTAAGGACGTTGTCTGTTCTCCAAAACTAGACGGTGCGGCTGTTGCTTTAACCTATGTAAACGGCAGTCTATTTCAGGCTTTGACTCGTGGAGATGGTATTCACGGTAAGTATGTTCTAGACAAAATGCAGCATAGAGTACCTGCCACAATAAGCCTTGGAGGTATAGTTCAGATTACAGGTGAGTTAGTAGCTCCTGATAGTATTGAGAATGCTCGTAACTACGCTGCGGGGTCACTGAACCTCAAAGATCCCGAAGAGTTCAAGACTCGCCAAACAATATTCTATGCCTACGGGTTAGAGGATGATAAGTTTGGGTTTACCGCTGAGTATGGAGATACATGGACAGCTCGTATGAAGTATTTAGCAGAGCAAGATTTTGCTACTGTACATACACACATGACAAAGGGTCTACCTACAGATGGTTTAGTCTACCGTATCAATGATACTTACGACTTTAACAGTATGGGACACACCGCCAAACACCCACGAGGCGCATTCGCCCTAAAGGAACAACAAGAGGGAGTAGTTACTAAACTATTGGATGTTAAGTGGCAAGTAGGTAAGTCTGGTGTTGTTAGCCCAGTTGCAATTCTGGAGCCTGTAATGGTTGGAGATGCGAAAGTATCTAGAGCCACCTTGCATAACATGGACTACATCAGAGACCTAGACCTAGAGTTGGGATGCGATGTAGAAATCATCAGATCAGGGGAAATTATACCCCGAGTAGTAAGGAGAGTATAATGTATTTTACAACAAAAAACCCAGAGCCTTGCCTAATTTTAGCAATGGAAGAGTCGGGCGAGTTTGTTCGTGCCTGTAGTAAAGTTATTCGTCATGGGCTAGATGAAAAACGCAAAGCGCATCTAATCGAAGAGGCAGGAGATGTATTAGCAACTATGTATCTTCTAGAGGCACACGATATGTTTACTCATGAAGAAGTAATAGCAAGAGCAAAGCAAAAGCTATTAAAATTACAGGGCTACGAAGAGAACGAATGATAGTAATAGATAACTATATTAAAGATAAAGACCTTTTGGATCGCTTGTCCGATGTAGATCAATGGCGTCTCTTAGATAGGGACAACTACCAGAATGCGGGCAATAGTTACTACTATAATGTAGGCGAGCCTTCCAATATTTGGGAGGAGGTAATAAATCTTGTGTTCGAGGATGAAGTACTAGGTCTCAAAGACTATGACTTTGAACGGTTCGAGTATTGGGGCAATGTGTTGGATGAGCGCAGACAGCTTGATTGGCATCAAGATAAGACAGAAGAGTTGTTTCCTAGAGTAAAAAAGCTGTGTAAAGTTGGTGTTGTACTATACTGTTACCCCCATAAAGTGTGGGGCGGTTCTCTAGAGATAAAGAATGACTATGGCTTGCACGAAGAGCTAGATAGAGTAGAGTGCATATACAACAGGCTAGTACTTTTTGATAGCGGCAATAAATTTCACAGAGTTGCTCCAATATTTGCTGGAACTCGATATGGTTTTCAAATAAATTTATGGTAATCATAAAAAAAATAATTCTTGACTTTTATCTTAAAACAACTTATAATATCTTTTCAAAATTAAGGAATAGACTATGCAAACAATACAAGCCCCAACAAGTTGCCCATCGTGTGACTCAGTGCTTGATGTAGTCAATAATCTTTTATTTTGCAGAAATACATCTTGTACTTCACAAACTCACAAAAAACTAGAACACTTTGCAAAGACCCTCAAGATCAAAGGGCTCGGGCCAAAAGCTATCGAGAAATTAGGGGTCACAACTTCACAAGAGTTGTACTTGCTGACAGAAGATGACTTTAGTTCCCTCCTAGAATCTGATAAGATAGGTGCAAAAGTATTTGGTGAGATTCAGAAGTCCAAAGATGTTCCAATGAATTTAGTTATTCCCGCCCTTAGTATTCCTTTGATCGGTAATACAGCCGCTAAAAAATTAGCTTCTGTATGCGATTGTATCGGTGATATAAACCCAGAGAGTTGCTTAGATGCAGGGCTCGGGCCTAAGGCTACAGAAAATCTAATTTCATATCTAAAAGAGTATGGGGCAGCCTTATTAGAGCATCCCTTCTCTTTTAAGTTCGAGAAGCCACTTACACTAGCTAATAAAGGCGTAGTATGTATCTCAGGTAAGCTGAAAAGTTATAAGACAAAAGCAGAAGCAACCCAGATATTACAACAACAAGGCTACAGTGTAAAAAGCTCTTTAACGCGAGACGTAACCATTCTAGTAAATGAGAGTGGCGTAGAGTCCGCAAAAACTAAATCAGCCCAATCTAAGGGCATTCAAATCATAACTAACCTATTACATTTCCTGGAGAAATAAATAATGGCATTACCAAAATGGACAGACGAGCGTACAGCAGAACTTACATCTTTCGTGGGTGACGAGTCTCCTGTATCTCAATCAACTGTTGCTGACGCAGCAGTACAATTAGAAACTTCAACTCGTTCAGTTTCTAGCAAACTTCGCAAAATGGGCTTTGACGTAGAACTAGCTTCAGCTTCTTCTACTAAAGCATTCAGCGAAGCACAAGAAGCTACTTTAGCTTCTTTCGTATCTGACAACTCGGGTCAGTACACTTATGCAGATATCTCAGATCACTTTGAAAATGGTGCATTCTCTGCAAAATCAATCCAAGGCAAAATCTTGTCTATGGAATTAACCGCTCACGTTAAGCCAGCTCCTAAAGTTGAGTCTGTTAAAACGTATTCGGACGCTGAAGAAGCTACTTTCATCTCTATGGTAGAAAGCGGCAACTTCGTAGAAGCAATTGCTGACGAACTTGGCAAGACTGTAAACAGTATTCGTGGTAAAGCTCTTAGCTTGCTTCGTACTGGTGCGATCTCTGCTATTCCTAAGCAAGAAGTAACTAAAGGCTCTGCTAAGTCAGATCCTTTTGAAAATGTAGACGTTGCTGACTTAACTGTTGAGCAGATTGCTGAGCAAATCGGTAAGACTGCACGTGGCGTTAAAACTATGCTTACTCGTCGTGGTTTGGTTGCTGCCGACTACGATGGTGCTTCAAAGAAAGAAAAAGCAACTGCATAAGTAGTTGTTAAATTAGAACAGCCCTTGGGGTAACTCAAGGGCTTTTTTGTCAATTCGGGGGAATGTTGATTGAATATTGCTAGTGCGTTAATAAAGCAGGTACTTGTGTGTCAAGACTTTGACACGTGGGTCAGCTGTCGCAAAGCATATTTGCCCTCAGAGTACCACGGTATTTACAAGGTGATAGATCACCATTGTGAAAAATACCACAAAATGCCCACCATAGAAGAGCTAAAACTAGAAATAAGAGATGGATCTACTCGCGAGAAACTTCATGCAATAACTGCAGTAGAAGTTGATACCGAGCCTTTTATGCTTTTAGAGTACCTCAAAAATGAGTATGCTCAAAAAGAAATACTTGATTCCCTAGAAAACTACGTAGAGAGTTCTGTTGCTTTCGCAGATGCAGACGAGTCTGTAAGTGAGTTGCATCAGATAGTTCTAGACATAGAGGGGAAAGTAGACCTAGAAAAGCCTCAAGATAGTATGCAACGCATCACTTTATTTGAAGATGATGAAGAGATAGCAAACTACTTACCTCTTGGCCTTAATACCGAATACGACCACGAAATACAGTTCTCTCCTAGAGATCTTATACTTGTGGGCGGTAAGCGTGGCTCTGGTAAGTCAGTTGTTTGTTCCAATATAGCTAACAGTGTGTTTAAGTCTGGTAAGACTGCAATGTTTTTTACTATTGAGATGGACAGTCGCTCTATTCTACAGCGTTGTTGTGCAATCGCTACGGGGATTCCATTCGCTAGACTAAGGACTAAGAATCTTAGTGTTATAGAGTGGGAGCGTGTAGCAGGTTGGTGGGCTAACCGTTTTGACAAGGGACAAGAGCGTTTGAAACAGTATAAAGCCGACAGAGATTTTGAGAGATTTCATCATGATCTAACAACTAATTGCGAGCTACTCCCGACTCAGCAGTTAGACGTAATTTATGATCCTTCTCTTACACTATCTAAGATTAGAGCGGAACTTGATAAGAAAGTTAAAGCCCTAAACGTAGGTGTTGTCATTGTCGATTATATAAACCAAGTAAAACGCTCTAATCTTCCCTCTCGTGGAGGTCAGTACGACTGGACAGAACAGATCGAAGTAAGTAAAGCTCTTAAGTCTATGGCACAGGAATTCGAAGTACCAGTATTCTCGCCATACCAAACAGATGCTAGTGGTGAAGCACGATTCGCAAAAGGTATTCTTGATGCAGCAGATGCAGCATATGCGCTAGAGACTTGGGAACAAGAGGATGGTTGTATTACATTTAACTGTGTAAAAATGCGTAATGCGTCTATGAAGTCTTTTACTTCTCAGATGAACTGGGAGACTTTGCAGATAGGGCCTGAATCGTCCTTAACACCAAAAGAAAAAGAAGATAACGAAAATCGAAGTGATGAGAGCATAGACGATATATGAATGTAGAAGAGCTATTAGTACAGAAAAAAATACCTTATGTCCATAAAGGGCAAGACTACCTAGTATGTTGTATAAATCCTGATCACCCAGATAGAAACCCTTCAATGCGGGTAGACCAGATTACTGGAGTATTCCAATGTTTTAGTTGTGAGTATAAAGGTAACTTGTTTACGCATTTTGGGGAAAAGGCAAACCAACTGCAATTGAAGCGTGAACTGTTAAAGAAGCGTATATCCGAGAAGCGCGCTGAAAGCGTTGGTTTGTCTTTTCCCAAAAGTGCGGTACCGTACATAGGAAACTGGAGGAATATTAAACCGGAAACCTATAGACAGTTCGAAGCCTTCAATAGTGTCGAGAGAGACCACATAGGCCGAGTTGTCTTCCCTATAAGAGATATGACAGGCAGAATAGTAGCCTTTAATGGTAGACATACTTCTCAGGGAACTCCGAAATATTTGATTACTCCAGCTGGCGCAAGGATGCCACTTTATCCAGTAGTAAACCCCATACAAGGTAGCATTATACTTGTAGAAGGTATCTACGATATGATAAATCTGCACGATAAAGGTTTAACAAATGCTGTTTGTTGTTTCGGTACAAAGAATATAAATACAGATAAACTATCCATGCTAAAAATACAGGGGATAGAAAGTGTAGATATATTCTTTGACGGAGACGATGCAGGACAGGCTGCAGCAGAGAAAGTAAAAGAGATGTGCGAGGAAGTAGAGTTGCTTACTAGAAGTATACATCTAAAGAATACAGACCCTGGCGCATTAACAGAAAATCAAGTAACTAAACTAAGAGATAAATTATATGCCTAAAGTTGCATTAGTAGAAACTAAAAAGAGTAAGACCCGATTTAAACATGAATTCGACAATGAGTTTGAGTTTGATCAATACCAGCTTTGCTCGGATCCGAGCATCAAAAAAGTATTAAAAAAAGACTGTGATATTCAAATTGATATTGATTCCTATGACTGGATTATCCTAGTAGGCTCTGACGCATTAAAATACTTTACCCAAATTAACTCCGTTACAGAATACTCAGGTAAGGTTGTAAACGAGAAGTTTCTTCCTGTAATCAACCCTGCAATGCTCGCCTTCAAACCAGAGGCTAGAGGTACGTGGGACTCTTCTAAAGATAGTATTATTAAGTACATCAAAGGCGAAATAGAAGAAGTAGTAATTACAGAAAGTAATGCTCGTGGTATTCAAGATACTGACGAAGCAAACGCCTACTTCCGAGCAGCAATTGCTTATGATTGCGAATATGTAGCACTAGATTCCGAGACTACAGGATTATATCCTAGAGATGGTCATATACTCGGTCTATCGTTATCTTATAGACCCGATGAAGGTGTTTACATAGACACCACGTGTTTGGATGAAGAATCAGAAGTTCTATTACAAGAGCTGTTCAACAAGAAATTAGTAATATTCCATAATGCTAAATTTGATATTGCATTTTTCGAATATCATTTTAATTTCGAGTTCCCTAATTTTGCCGACACAATGCTGCTACACTACATTATTAATGAGAATGAGCGTCATGGTCTAAAAGAGCTATCCCTAAAGTTTACCAAGTATGGTGACTACGAGAAACCTATGTATGACTGGATGGCCAAGTATAGAAAAGAAACTGGTATGCTTAAAGCTGATTTCACTTGGGACTTGATTCCGTTTGAGACTATGTATACGTATGCCTCCCTAGATGCTGTATGTACATTTTTGTTGTACGAGAAGTTTAAGAAAATACTACAGAACGATAGACTAAAAAGAGTCTACGAAGATATTCTTATACCTGGTTGCAGATTTCTAACAGATGTGCAGGATAATGGAGTACCGTTCGATAGAGACAGGCTAGTAGCCTCTCAGGACATTATGCAAGCTGATATTGATAAAGCCGTAGCGGGGTTGTACAAAAACCCTAAGATTGCACAGTTTGAGAAACTTCAGGGTAAGGACTTCAACCCTAACAGTACAGTACAATTGCGATCACTTTTATTTGATTTTATAGGTTTGCATCCCACAGGTAAAAAGACTGGTACAGGTGCAAACAGTACAGACATAGAAGTATTGACTGAGCTATCTCAAAAGTCTGAAGTACCTGCACTAATTATTGATATTCGTCAAAAGAGTAAGATCAAGAATACATACCTTGATAAGATTATACCTCAGCTTGATCGCGATAGTAGACTACGTACTGGTTTTAATCTACACACTACCACATCTGGACGTTTATCTAGTAGTGGTAAATTGAATATGCAGCAGCTACCTCGTGATAACCCTACCGTAAAGGGATGTATCAAAGCAGCTCCTGGACATAAGATAGTTGCAATGGATTTAACAACAGCAGAGGTATATGTTGCAGCCGTACTAGCGGAAGATAAAGCACTAATGGATGTGTTCCGTAGTGGTGGTAACTTTCACTCAACTATTGCACATAAAGTATTTAAGCTACCTTGTGCAGTAGAAGAAGTAGCAGAGCTATATGGCGATAAACGCCAAGCAGCTAAAGCAGTAACCTTCGGTATCATGTATGGTGCTGGGCCAGCAAAAATCAGTGAACAAGTTACCAAAGATTCAGGAAAGTATTTCAGCAAGCAAGAAGCACAAGAGACCATCAACGATTATTTTAATGAGTTCCACAAACTAAAAGCATGGATTAATAAGAACGAAGACTTTATCCAGAAAAACGGCTTTATTTATAGCTTCTTCGGAAGAAAAAGGAGATTACCAAATGTTCAGAGTCAAGATGCAGGCATCCGCTCTTCTAGTGTTAGGTCTGGTCTTAATTTCTTGGTGCAGTCTGCTGCTTCTGATATTAATTTACTAGGCGGCATAGATATGAATGAACATATCAAAGCCAAGAAAATGAAAAGTAGAATCTTTGCACTGGTACACGATAGTATACTAGCGGAAGTGCCAGAGAACGAGATTGAGGACTATTGTGAACAATTACAAACGTATATACAACAAGATAGGGGTGTATTTATACCGGGTGCACCTGTGGGCTGTGACTTCGAGATTGGCGATGATTATTCAATGGGCAAGTTTGAAAAGCTATATGGCTAGATGCTGGAAAGTATGGTGCAAAGCACTAGGAGCAAAAGCATTTGCAGACGATAGACAGGCAGATAAAGTAGCGATTATACGCACTATCTGGCTACTATTTAATATGATTACTTGTTGCTTCATTATAGCTTCAGGTATGGTAAATTTAGGGTGGATAAGATGAGCGGTGGCTTAATAGCATTAACAGGAATGATCTATCTGTATGTAGGGCTAGAGCAGTACTTTAAATTTAATAATGTACCAATGTTATACACATATATTGGCTATGCTTTCGCTAATGTGGGACTCTACATGATGGCTAGTAGATAGTGGTAATAACGTACAAACAGTTACAGTCATTGGAGTTCCCACTTTATGTCCTCCCCCACGATAATTGGGAGTGCTCCGATGGCTTATTATTTATAGATGGAAGAGTAGTAGATGATAAAAACCAGGGCGGGGTTAGTTTGGGTCAAAGAAGACTACAAACTCCCCACCCTGTCCTTCCCTTGAGTAAGCAACTGAATTCTATACAAGGAATTCTTAAACAAACGTCAAGAACCTTTGTAGATACTAAAGGTCGTCCTTTTATCTACGAAAAGACTATTAGATGTACCTTGAAATACTATAAGATAACAAAAATCGAAAAGAAAGAAACTGAATCTATATTATGGTTAAAAAATGTAGGTTCTCCATTTTCCGTTCCGAGACCTCCTGAAACAGGATATAACTATGCAGGAATACTACTATTAGGGCATCTGCCTTGGATCTTGTATGAATACTCTCAGAGCGCAAAAAAAGATACATGGAGAAAAGTGTGAAAAAAAGACAAAGAGGCCAGCAACAACAACAGCTACATTTAAAGTTGCAAAAGATAGAACCTTTAACAGAAAATCAGAGTAGAGCTTTTAACTCAGGAGATAACCTAGTACTACACGGACTAGCGGGTACCGGCAAGACTTTTATATCTTCTTATTTGGCATACTATGAGATAGAGAAGGGTTATCTTGATAACTTAGTAATTATTCGTAGCGCAGTACCTACTAGAGATATTGGGTTTCTTCCTGGCACGGACAAAGAAAAATCCGCTGTATATGAAGAGCCTTACAAGGATATAGCCACAGAGTTGTACTCTAGAGGCGACGCATATGAGATCATGAAACAGAAAGGGTTGGTTCAATTCATGACCACTTCGTTCATACGAGGAATCACACTAAGAAACTCTTGCATCATAGTAGATGAGTGTCAAAATATGAGTTTTCACGAGTTAGACTCAATTATAACTAGAGTAGGAGAGAATTGCAGGATTATGTTCTGTGGTGACTTCCGACAAAGCGACCTAAAGAGAAATGAACTATTAGGCTGGCTAAAAATTCTAGATCGTATGGATGAGTTTGAGTTTATTGAGTTTGGGGTTGATGATATTGTACGTAGTGATTTCGTCAAAAAATACATAATTGCAAAAATGGAAGTAGAAGATGAAGGTTAAAGTAATAAGTTATAGTGCTTCTCCGGCTCGTGATAAGACACCCCTTGAGTTGGTGGCTTATTGCGCTCGAGTAAGTAATCCAAGTAATCAAAATAATAGTGCTACGTCTGAAAAGCTAGTAAAGTATCTAATGAAACATAAGCACTGGTCTCCTCTGGAGATGGTAAATGTATGTCTAGAAATAGAAACTACTAGAGATATTGCTCGACAGTTATTGCGTCACCGCTCGTTTACGTTTCAGGAGTTTTCTCAAAGATACGCTAATCCCGACCAAGCATTCGATGATATGTTTGAGAAACGAGAAGCTAGAATGCAAGACGAAACTAATCGACAAAACTCTGTGGAAATTGATGACTTAAAGATAGAAACGGAGTGGTTTCGCATCCAAAGCAGGGTTGAGTGGATGTGTAAAAAGCAGTATAAAGCGGCTATAAAATTAGGTATTGCCAAAGAGCAAGCTAGAGCATTATTACCAGAAGGTTTAACTAAATCTAGATTGTATGTTAATGGCTCTTTACGTAGTTGGTTGCATTATATTGATATTCGATCAGGTAATGGTACTCAAAAAGAACACATGGACTTGGCTCTTGCTGTAGCTAAAGTTATATCTGAGGTATTCCCTCTGGAGACAAATGAAAGCAGTAATTAGTAACAGAATATATATGGAAGTTCCTATCCCTCTACAATTAGAGATTGATAAGGAGCTTACATATAGTATTCCGTCTCCAAACCCACATGATCCTCCTCAGATCATCAAGAATATGTCTATAATACGGTCAGGATTAATATCCATCCCTATAGGGAGAATGGATTTGATACCAAACGATTATACGCTTATCGATAAGAGGCTTGCGCCGGAAGCAGACTTTCCTGAGTTTAAATTCAAGTTACGTGCGTCCCAGCAAGAGGTTTTTGACGAGCTCGAAGACAACTGTATAGTCAATGCTTGGGTAAGCTGGGGCAAGACTTTTACGGGTTTAGCTATGGCAGGTAAACTTGGTCTAAAAACACTCGTAATAGTACATACAGTACCTCTACGAAACCAGTGGGCTAAAGAAGTAGAAAAAGTATACGGATTTACGCCTGGTATCATAGGCTCTGGAAGGTTTGAAATTGATGCTCCTATAGTAATTGGTAATACTCAGACTTTATACCGAAACATAGACAAGATTAAAAAGGAATTCGGCACAATCATACTAGACGAAATGCATCATGTTAGTAGCCCTACCTTTTCCAAACTTTTAGATTCTAATTACTGTAGATATAAGATTGGATTATCAGGAACTATACAAAGAAAAGATGGTAAGCATGTAGTGTTTAGAGATTACTTTGGAAGTAAAGTCTTTAAACCCCCAAAAGAAAACTATATGCAGCCTAGGATAGATATAATCCCCTCCGAGGTAAGATTTTTGGATGGCAATAAAACACCCTGGGCAAACAGAGTAACTAACTTAGCTACTAATGAAGAGTATATACATACCGTAGCAATGCTTGCAGCTACTTATGCAGCAAAAGGCCATAAAGTATTGGTAGTAAGTGATAGAGTTAGTTTTTTAAAGAAAGCCGCAGAGCTAGTAGGAGATACTGCAGTATGTATAACAGGAGATGTACCACATGAAGATCGCGAAGACCTTATTGATGAAATTAAGTATAAAGGTAAATCTGTTCTTTTTGGAACTCAATCTATTTTTTCAGAAGGAATTAGTGTTGACGTACTTAGCTGCCTCATCTTGGGTACACCAATCAACAATGAGCCTTTACTAACGCAGCTAATAGGCAGAGTAATAAGAAAGAAAGAAGGAAAGACTAGCCCCGTAATTGTAGATATACACCTAAAAGGTAACACTGCTAGGAAGCAAGCCTCTAATAGGATAGGATATTATATGAAAGAAGGCTATGATATAGGATACATTTAAAAAAATAGTTCTTGACAATTGTTTAATTTTTTGGTATAATAATGCTCTTATTTAATTGGAAAAAGATTTACGAAGAAACAGAGGGTAGCACGTCTGAGATACTTAATGTCTTGGAGATGTTACACTACAAGAAGATACCTTATAACAGGTATGATTCTCTCTATAAATATAGAAATACCAGTTTCTCTGGAGATAGCTTTTTAGCTAATCCAGGAATACTTTTGGAGCACTCCTTCAGGTACACTCCAAAAGAAATAGCAATATATGTCGCATTAGCCTCTAGACGAAAGTTGGCTGACTATATTGCTTTTAATAGAAGAACCTTGAGCAGTCGTCACGCTCCCAACCTAACAGAAATTATAAACACAAATAGACTACTTTATATAGAAGACGGTTCAATCCATTTTATATATGAAGAAGCCCAACGGAGATAACAAAACAATGGCACTATCATTTAACAAACAAACTGGCGGAGCACAGAAAAGCTCTAACAACTCTTACAAATACGTAGATGGCGATAACAAAGTTCGTATAGTTGGCGACATCTTAGCCCGTTACGTATACTGGATTAAAGGCGAGAACGACAAGAACCTACCACTAGAATGTTTATCATTCGATCGAGATCAAGAAGCATTTACTAACAAAGAAAAAGATTGGGTTCGTGAGTACTACCCAGATCTTAAGTGTGGCTGGTCATATGCTACTCAATGTATTGATGGTAAAGATGGTCAAGTTAAAGTATTGAACTTGAAGAAAAAATTATGGGAACAGATAATTACTGCAGCTGAAGACTTAGGCGACCCCACTGATGTAGAATCAGGTTGGGATGTTTGCTTCAAACGAGTAAAGACTGGCCCTCTAGCATACAATGTAGAATATCAACTTCAAGCACTTAAGTGCAAGCCTCGTGCTCTAGATGACGATGAATTAGCAGCTATCAAAGATCTTAAATCAATGGATTTAGTAATGGCTCGACCTACTCCAGACGCTCAGAAAGAGCTTCTTGATCGTGTGCGCAAAGGAAGTAACGATAACGTAGATGAGTCTCTTGAAGACGAGTTTAACGTAGGATGATCCTATTTACAGCAGATTGGCATATAAAACTGGGGCAAAAGAATGTCCCAGTTGAATGGGCAAAGAACAGATACGCTCTGTTCTTTGACCAGATTTACTTGCTAGAAGCTGAGGTAGACCTTCATATCATAGGAGGAGATCTATTTGATAGACTCCCCACAATGGAAGAATTGGAGTTATACTTCTCTTTTGTTGGGCAGGTAAGTATACCAACTATAATATATGATGGCAACCACGAAGCCACCAAGAAACATAAAACTTTCTTTACAAACCTAAAAGATGCCACTAGAAGTGTCAATCCTTTAGTTGAGGTGGTAGATTATGATTATAGCCATAATAATATAAATATCTTACCCTATGTTAGCCTACACAAGAAAAATTGTGTGGATAACTTTGATAAAACGCTGCCGTTGTTTACCCATGTAAGAGGTGAGATACCTCCCCATGTAAAACCAGAGGTAGACTTGAGTATATTTGACGAATTCCCTGTAGTATTCGCTGGAGATCTGCACTCTCATAGCAATACACAGAGAAACATTGTCTACCCAGGAAGCCCCATGACAACGTCGTTTCATAGAAACAAAGTTGAGACGGGGTATCTACTAATCGACACTGATTGGTCTTGGGAGTGGAAAAAGTTTAACCTTCCCCAACTACTACGGAAGACTGTATCAAAAACGGAAGATATGATTCCTACTATCTTTGACCATACTATCTACGAGATAGAGGGTGACATGCAGGATCTAGCAAATATAGAAGATTCTTCTTTGTTAGATAAAAAAGTAATAAAACGAAGCACAGAAGCCAGCTTAGTCATAGGCAAAGATATGACCAAAGAAGAGGAATTAGTAGAGTATTTAACTTATATACTAGAAATTCCAGAAGAAAAAATATCAAACATTTTAGGGGTTTACAATGATTACGCTCAAAAAGCTCAGTTGGGATAACTGCTTTAGTTATGGTTCAGGAAACGAGTTAAATCTCGCTGACAATACCGTAACTCAAATCATTGGTACTAACGGGATGGGGAAGTCCTCCATCCCGTTAATTATAGAGGAAGCGTTATATAACAAAAACTCTAAGGGTATCAAGAAAGCAGACATACCAAATAGATATGTTAATAATGGGTACAGTATTACATTGGAGTTCTCTAAAGGTTCTAATGAGTATTGTATCTCTGTGTGTAGAAAAAGTAGTATAAAGGTAAAGTTAGAAGAAAATGGGGTAGATATATCTAGTCATACGGCTACAAATACCTACAAAAGTCTTCAAGAAATTATAGGGGTAGACTTTAAAACCTTCTCTCAATTAGTGTATCAAAATACTAATGCAAGTTTGCAGTTTCTTACCGCCACAGACTCTAATAGAAAGAAATTTCTTATAGATCTACTACATTTGGAAGATTACATAGAGTTATTTGAGATTTTCAAAGAGGCATCAAAGGATTCGAATAACTTAATTACCAGTAGTAAAGCTAAGATTGCAACGATTAATAAGTGGCTTAGTGATAACAAATTGAGTGATACCAACATACTTCCAACAATAAATATTGAAATTAATACACAAGAAGACGAGAAACAACTAAGTACTTTATTATTAGAAATTAAAAATATTTCTGAAAATAATAAAAAAATTGCAAATAATAATAGATTTTTAGACAGACTGAAGAAGCTTGACCTAGAGAAGGCAAGGACAGTGTCTCCTGGTGATAAGATATCACCCACAGAAGACAGAGAGTCTTTATTTGCAGCAAAAGCAAAGAAAGACAATGCCATAAAAGCATTGAAGAAGTTAGTGGGTTTAGGCAATACTTGTCATGTATGTGACCAAGATATAAACGAAACCTTCAAAAAAGATTTAATGGAATATGAAGTAGGCGAAAGAGATACAGCTAAGGCAGATATAGAAGGGCTGACTGCTAGTATTAAAGTAGCCGAAGAGCATAATAGAAAAGTAGCATCTTTTGCAGATCTTGAAAGGTCATGGTCAGATACATTTAGATCTATAGACAGAAGCCTTCCAACTAGACTTCAGAACGAAGAAGATCTAAGACAGGAAGCAGAAAAACTAAGTCTACAGATAAAGTTTAAACGAGATGAGATACGTCTCTTAACAGATCAAAACACAGATATAACTAAAAGAAATACTAGAATACAAGTTATTCAGGAGCAGACCCAGGAGTTTATATCACAGCTTGGAGATGCTACGAAAAGCCTTAATCAACATTCTGATTTAGATTCTACACTAGAGGTATTGAAAAAAGCCTTTAGTACAAATGGTCTTTTAGCTTATAAGATAGAGAACCTAGTAGTAGAGTTGGAAGAGGTTGCTAATACGTACTTAGCAGAGCTATCTGACGGCAGGTTTACTTTAGGCTTCAATGTGCAAAAAGATAAGTTAAATGTAGAGATCACAGACAACGGCAATACAGTAGATATACTTGCATTATCTTCTGGTGAGCTAGCTAGAGTTAATACTGCTACTCTTATTGCTATTCGCAAGTTGATGAGTAGTATATCAAAATCGAAAATTAATATACTTTTCCTGGACGAAGTTATTAATGTTTTGGACGATACTGGACGTGAGAAGATGGTAGAGCTTCTGATTAAAGAAGATGAACTGAACACTTATGTAGTATCACACGGTTGGACACATCCATTATTGGATAAGATTGAAGTCGTAAAAGATGGAAATGTGAGTAAATTAGAATGGTAGATTCAAGAGCAAAAGGCGCAAGAGGTGAATATCTAGTACGAGATATGCTTCGAGAAGCCACAGGACATAAGTTCGAAAGAGTCCCCGCTTCAGGGGCGCTAGAGTATTTAAAAGGCGATTTGTATGTCCCAAGAGAGGCTAATAAATATTGTATAGAAGTAAAAAACTATGCTGAGTCTCCGTTATCGGACAAACTATTCACACAGGAAAAGACTAATAATCTTATTCGGTGGTGGAAAAAAGTAGTAGTACAAGCAGAGGGCGGAGATCAAGAGCCTATGTTATTTTTTAAGTATAATAGGTCAAAGGTTTTTGTGGTTGTAGATGAAGAACCTAAACACACAAAATGTATTCATGTCAATTGGTTAAATTGCTACGTTATGTTAGCTGAGGAGTGGTTAGCACAAGAAAAGGTACATTTTATCCATGAGACGACAATTACTAAAAAGTAGCTTTGCTACCTTAAACAGAAGGAAACAGATAATGGCTTTTAGCTTTTTAAAGCAATTCGAAAAAGATGCGGGGTCAACGCTAGTAATAGATGCGTTAAACCTTGCCTTTAGGTGGAAGCATAACGGAAAGACAGACTTTGTACAGGAGTATATAGCAACAGTACAGTCGCTTGCTGCTTCATATAACTGTGAGAAGATCATAATCACAGCAGACCAAGGGTCTTCTTCTTATAGAAAGAATCTTGATCCTGGCTATAAACAGAATCGAAAAGATAAATATGCGGAACAAACAGAAGAAGAGGCAGCAGCTTTTAAACTGTTCTTCCAAGAATACGAAAAAACTCTAGCAGCTCTAGAGAATATGTACCCCGTGCTTCGCTACGATGGTGTAGAGGCAGATGATATTGCCGCACACTTAGTAAAGTTTAAAGGACATTATGGGTTAGACACAATTTGGTTGGTTTCTAGTGACCGAGATTGGGATTTGCTTATTAGCGATACTGTTTCCCGATTCTCGTATGTTACTAGAAAAGAAGTTACTAAAGCCAATTGGTCAGACCACTACGATGTATCTATGGAGGAGTATATATCTCTTAAGTGTTTGACAGGAGATAAAGGGGATAACGTTCCAGGTATTCCTGGTGTAGGCCCTAAGCGTGCTCAAGGTCTTATAGAGCAGTTTGGTGATGCAATGAGTGTGTATGATGCAGTACCTTTAAGTGGAAGCTATAAGTATATACAAAATGTAAATCTACACGCAGAACAGATACTAAAAAATTACGAACTAATGGATTTAATTACATATTGCGATGATGCAATAGGCGTCGATAACATAAACGACATCGAGGAGAAGTTACTTGTTGAAGATTGATTATAACAGAGATAACTACCTATCTGAGTTTAGTATAAAAACTCTACAAGATAGGTATTTACTAGAGGGTGAAAACTCCCCTCAGGATGCGTTTGCTAGAGCCGCCAATGCTTTTTCAGATGATGAAGCACATGCACAAAGATTGTATGACTATGCTAGTAAACTTTGGTTTATGTTTTCTACTCCTGTTCTTAGCAACGGTGGCAGCTCACGTGGCCTACCTATTAGTTGTTTTTTAAACTATGCTGAAGATAGTCGTGCAGGAATTACAGGTCACTACACAGAGAATGCTTTTCTTAGCTCTGTAGGTGGCGGAATCGGTGGATGCTGGAACTCAGTAAGAAGCGTAGGGTCTACAACCTCTGCGGGGTCAGAGAGTACTGGAGTGATACCATTTTTAAAAGTAGTTGACGCAGAGATGCTAGCATTCTCTCAAGGCGTTACAAGGAGAGGAAGTTATGCGGGATATTTGGATATACGCCACCCAGAAATTGAAGAGTTTCTCGACATTCGAAAGCCTACTGGCGGTGATGTTAATAGAAAATCTACTAATCTTCATCATGGCGTTACGATTTCTGACGAGTTCATGTCAATTATAGAGCAAGCCACGCTTGTAGAAGGTTTTGATGATTCATGGGATTTGATTGACCCACACAGCGGTAAAGTTACAAAAACTGTATCTGCCAAAACACTTTGGGTAAAACTTATCCAGAATCGTGTTGAAACAGGCGAACCGTATATTATGTTCACAGATACAGTTCAGAAGGCTTTACCCCAATTTCAAAAAGATTTAGGGTTACAGGTACATCACTCTAATTTATGTTCTGAGATAACACTTGCCACAAGTGCAGAACGTACTGCAGTTTGTTGCCTCTCGAGCGTCAACCTTGAAGAGTATGACGAGTGGTGTGATAATGATCAATTCATTCCTGATTTAGTAAGAATGTTAGATAATGTATTGCAACACTTTATTGATAACGCTCCTGATGAGCTTTATCGAGCAAAGTTAAGTGCAGAACGTGAGAGAAGTATTGGTTTAGGTGCAATGGGTTTTCATGCTTACTTGCAGAGACAAGATCTTCCTTTCGAGAGTATGTGGGCTGCAAGTGCAAATCACACAATGTTTAAAAGAATAAAATCGGAGGCAGTACGTGCAACAAAACAACTCGCAACAGAAAGAGGAGAATGTCCAGATGGAAAAGGCTCTGGCGTACGTAATGCCCATCTTCTTGCCGTTGCTCCTAATGCCAGTAGTAGTATTATTTGTGGTAATACTAGCCCTAGCATCGAGCCTTATCGCGCTAATGCATTTACTCAAAAAACTAAGTCAGGCTCTAGTCTCCTTAAAAACGAGTATTTGGAACACGCTCTTCAAGAGCTAGAAATGGACACGGACGAAGTATGGTCTAGTATCATGACAAGTGGCGGAAGTGTGCAACACTTAGATTTTTTAGATCAGCATACGAAAGACGTATTTAAAACAGGCGTAGAGATAGACCAGAAATGGGTTATACAACACGCCGCAGATCGTCAACAGTACATTTGCCAAAGTCAATCTTTGAATGTGTTTTTTCCAGCTAACGTATCTAAGTCAGAACTACATGCAATTCATATGAGTGCATGGAAAAAGGGTGTAAAGACTTTGTATTATCTTCGTAGCGAAGCAATGAAGCGAGCTGAGAATGTTTCCGACAAAGTACTTAGACAGTATGTACTAGACAGTATAGATGAGAACGAATGTTTAGCGTGTGAGGGATAAGATGAAATTATTAAAGTTTAGCGCAGATTGGTGTAGTCCTTGTAAAATGCTATCCACTACTATGGATAAGATGGAGTTCTCAGTACC